TCGACGAGCTCGAGCGCCTCGGCGGTGATGCCCCACGCCGTGAATCCCAGCTCCGACGGATCGCGAGGCGTGAACAGGACGAGGTCCTCGCCGACGACTCGGGTGTCGACACCGGCGAGCCTGAACGACGAGTCGTACACCATCACCTCCGGGAATCCGAGGCGGTCCTGCACCGCGTTGACGTCGCCGAGGCTGAGTCGCGGCGGGGTGACGCCACCGACCGACGCGAGCGCCTGGTACTTCGCGTTCGCGGCGAGGGAGCGGGCCGTCTTCCTGCTGACGATCATGTAGCCGCCGTAGTCGAGGTTCTCGGCGGCGTCGAGGAAGTTGCCGATGTCGGTCGGGATGTCGGTCGTGGGCGGGTGCCACGACACCGCCGCGATGGCGTCGTTGGCGGTGTCGAGACCGAAGTCGTAGGACAGGTCGAGGCCACCGTCGGTGATCGTGAGGATCGCGTCGGAGAGGACGTCGCCGCGGGCGTACTCGGCCCGGATCCGGGCCGCACGCGCACCCTTCAGGCTGTCCGAGAAAATGATCTCCTCGATGACTGGTGTCATGTTGCCGCCGGTGCGGAGACCCTGGAGCTTGAGTCGGTCGTGTTCTCCGAGCCGGTACTTTTCGCCGACGGGGAGCATCTCCGCCGACTTGCGGACCAGCGAGTCACGGTCACCGATCGGGGTCTCAGCGTCGAACGCGCGGAACTGCGCGGCACTGTTGGTCTGCGTCACGACATCCCACAACGCGTCAATCGACGAGAACAGGCGGTCGGGGAGGATCATGTTGAGCCCGACCTTGCCGGGCTCAGGTGCCTCACGCACGTACGCGGTGAGGACGGCGGGGTCAGCGAGGTCGTAGATGATGGGCATGGTTCAGGGCCTCTCAGACGAACCGGATACGGCCGGCGACGTCGGCTTGGCCGGCGGCGTCGACGGAGATGGGCAGGTTGGCGGTGACGACCTTGCCGTGGGTGAGCATGGCGGCGGCGCAGTCGATGGTCGTGGTCGCCGTGTCTGGCACGGCGACGGACCCGTACAAAAACCCGGCGAGTGTCTCGGAGCCGTCGGTCACGGCACCGCCACCAGCGGTCGTGGTCGCGATGACCGCGGTACCGGCGCCACCGGTCAGCGACCCGGCACCGGTCGTCATCGCGGGCACGTCGAGGCCGAGGTAGCGGCCAGCGAACGTGATCGTCCACGGGCCACCCGCCGACCCGGTGACGGTGACGTCACCGGGGTTGATGCTGGAAATCGCGTTGAGGGCGGCGAGCACGACTGCGGCGGTCGCGGCTTCGGCGATCGCCGCAGTCGTCTGTCCGTCGAACGTGAGCGTGAACGTGCCGCCGGTGGCGTCGACGGTGAGCGTCTGCACCTCGCCGGGCGAGGCGCCGTACGGCCCGAACTTGCCGGACGTGGTGATCTTGCCGAGCGGGAGCCCGGACAGGAACACACCGGACACGTAGTGGGTGTTGGCGGTGAAGGCGGACACGTCGAGCGTGATCGACTCGGTGGAGTCGGTGCCGTGGCTGGAACCGAGCCACGAGTCCTTGCCCGAGACGAGGCTGGTGGAGATGACGAGGGACATGATGGGCGCCTCCTAGGCGGCGGTCGTGTCTGAGCGGGGCGTGATCCCGTTGGCCCGGAGTCGGGCCAACGCGATCTCGCGGGGGTTGGTGGGGGCCTGCCCGCCCTTCGGTGGGGCAGGTGGGGACGGCCGCAGTCCGACGCCTGGCGTCGGGGGTGGCGCGGCAGCGGCGAAGAGGGCGGGGATCTCCGACCTGATCGCGAGGATCTCGGAGTCGATGTCGTCGTCGTCGGCGTCGGGCGCGAGCGCCACGAGACGCGACGCCCGAGTGAGGGCCGTCTCGGAGCAGCCAGCGGCGAGGAGTCGCCGCTCAACCTTCGCGGCGAGCCGTTCGGTGAGCGCCTCGGCCATGACGACAGCGGCAGCGTCACGGGCCTCCGAAGCCTCGGCCCTGGCCCGGTCTGCTTCGGTCATCGCAGCCCGGTCGGCTTCGTCTCTGGCGGCAGCGATCGCTGCGACCGCTTCGGCTTGTGCCGCTTTCACGATCTTCGCTTTTTCGCGGGAGACGATCGCGTCGACCTGTGCCTGTGTCAGCGTCGCCTCCGCCGGTGGCGGCGGAGTCGACGCGGGCACCGGCACAGTGCCGGGGTCGGTGTCAGTGTCGGTGTCGCTCATCAGTGGGTCTCCGGGAATGTCGGCCCCGCTTGTCGGCTACGGGTCGCCGCCCCGCCATCACGCGGGTCGAATCGGGGACAACCGTCAATCCGTGTCGACACCGGCACCGGGATGCACGCTCACAACCCGAGACCCGGGTCCGGTCCCGGCGGCCCCGGGTCAACCCCCGCCCAGCCCGCCGACGCAGCCTCGTTGCCCGTCGCCTCAAACAGCAGCTTCGCCCGGCCCGGGTCCGCCTCACGGATCCGGGCGACCTCACCGGCACGGTCACGGTGCGACATCCCAGCCGCCGACAACAGATCAACAGCCTGCTCCTCAGACACGACGCCCGCCACTCGGCCCGCAGCAACCATCTGCACCGCGCCCGCCAAATCCGACGGCAGGAACGGGCCGGCAGCGACACGCGCCACAGGCACCGGACCCGGGTCGAGCGCACCGTTCGCCTGCGCGACCCGCTGCACCGCAGCCACCACCGACGACAACACCGGCAAATGCGACAGCCGCAACCCCTGGACGAGCTGCCGGAACGGTCCGAGCCGCAACCCGATCGCGACACCCGACAACCCATCGGCACCCGTCACACGCCCCAGCACCTCCGCCGGAGTCTGCGCGTTGACCGAAAACCGGTCCTCGAGATCTCGGCCACGTGCCCGGAGCTCTGCGAGGCCGGCGGACAGGTCGAGGACGTCCATGCGTCCGTCGGGGCCGAGCTGCCACACGACACCGGGCGCGACCGTCACGTCCCCGGCGAGGGTCGCTCCGGACAATGCGACTGCGGGACCGGCGGCGATAGCGGAGGCAGCGGAGATGTCAGAGTCGGACGACGCCATCTCGTCGAGGAGCTGCGAGACACGCGACAGGATCGACTCGCCGAACTCGTCGCCGATGTCGCGGCCCTGGAGATGGTAGACGGGCACGAAGTCGAGGCCGAGGTCTACGCGTTCAGGTTCGCCCGGGAACGCGTCGACGGGACTGCCGTCTAGGTCGGTGAGCGGCCATTCACCGTCGCTGTACACACACGCCAACGGCGACCCGGGCTCGTCTGCTGGTGTCCACGGGTAGCGGCGGCGCCACACGCCTGCCTCGTCGAGAGTGTCACCGTCACGAACCGATTCGCCCGGGGCGTAGGTGTCGCCGATCGGGACCAGTTCCCATGTGAGGCGCCGCACCCACTGCCTCGCGCCACCCGACGGGTCGGGGCGGGTCTCTTCCCACGCGAGATGGACACGCCTCGGCGTGCCGTTGTCGTCGACGTCGACCGGGAAAAAGAATCCGGGGTCGATGACACGGACGGTCGGGCGGCCAGTGTCGGGATCCCACATGACGGTGGCGGCACCGTCGCCGTAGCCGAGAGCCAACCGCACGAACCTGGCCAGCTTCGCTTGGGCGGAGTCCGTGTCTGCCCACGCCCGCAGCCAGCGTTCGCGTTCGGCGAGCGCGGGTTGAGCTGCGACCGCCGCCTCCCACGCGTCGACGATTTCGGTGGCGTCACGCTCCCACCGTGCCGCCGCCACATCGGCGACCCGCCGCCCGATCGGTGTCGTCGCACCGGTCGCAGCGTCGGGCGGGTCGGCGATCTCGGGGACGGCGGGCACGGCGACACCGTCGACACTGATTTGCGGGTCGTCGCCGAGGACCGCGACCGCGACCCGGTCAACGAGGAGGGCCGGGTCACCGAACTCGCGGCGCCCGTCCCGCGTCTCGCTGTCGGCGTCGAGGTACCAGCGCGACACATTCCCGAGACTCGCGGCGAGGACCCGGTAGGCGACGAGACGGCGGCGGGCATCGGCGGGAACCCACGACGGGGTGAGCCGCCCCGTCAGCGGCACCCCAAACGCAGTCTTGTGCGACAGAGGCGCGTACAGGTCGAGGACGCGTTCGTCGGGGCCAGACATGACGGACGGGACGGTGCGTCTCACGGGTGCCCGCAGCGCGGATGCAGCCCTCTGGGTCTAGCGGCGTCCCCGGAGACGCAAATCCTGGTACTTCGCGACCGCCACCGCCGACGGCACCGTGTCCATGGGCACATAGAACGCGAGGAGGAGAGCGTCGGCACTGTCCGGAGACCGGCCGAGCCGCTTCCGGATCTCGTCCTTACCTTCGATTTGGACGCGGCCGTTCCGCTCCTCATAACGCGGTTCGGACAGCTCGAGGAGGACCCGCTCCTCCGACGCCGCGAACGCCGACAGGTCCCATGCCCGCTGCTGCGAGCAGACGCGGGCGATGCC